ATAAGATCTTCATCTTTTAGTATTCATTTCTACACGATTCTTTATACCATGATAATCAGCAGAAGTATCACCATCAGAAGTAAATACGTGTTCGTATCCTGCCTTTTCAAGGATCTTGTCTTTAATATCCATCTGACGTTTCTCCTTAGCAATTCTGCGTAGGAATGCATAATAAACTATCTGTGTAAAATAAGCAAAAGGATTTTTACTTTTAGCAGGATCAAAATTATCTATGTATTGTATACAATTTTCTATTCCATCACAAACCATATCATCCTTGTACATATAGTTTATGAAGTTTGGTCTGTATGATAAATGTGTTGCTATCTTAAGAAAGCATCCACCTATATAATTATTCACACGAGGTTTTGGTTGTCCTTGCTCTTCAGCAAGTTTGACTTTTTCTTTGTACTTAATAATTGCAGCAAGGAAATCTGCATTATTAACATAGTGTTCTTTCTTTTTAGGAACTCGTTTCATACATCTTCCCTTTTGAATCTATTATAACTGGGCTTGACAAATATGTCAATCACCAGTAGGATAACACTGTTAAGGGTTCAGGGGAACAGTATTAGTTCTTATATAACTTTTCAAATAAAGATCTAGCTTCATTTATTTTACCGACGTACCCTGCCGTCTCGTCGATTTTTGATTTTCTTTCTTTAATAGATTTTTCTCTTCTCTCATCTTCAGGTGTTTCACCATAAAGAAAAGATTCGTACATATATTGAACTTCTTTACTCATAGAAGCAACACTTAAAATATCTTTTTCACGTACAACATAAAAATCTTCCTCTGCTAGTTGCATCCATTTATGAAAACCCATACCTCTCATCATTTTACCTTTACCAAGTTCTTGATTTATAACTTGTATACAAACTGGTTCTTGTAGAAATGCCAATGTCTCTGTACAATTTTCTTCAGTAGATAACACAGCTTTAGCTAATACTTCCTCTCCAGTAATGAGTTTAAATACCCCAAAGAATTCTTCATCGTGTTTGCAATAGCTAATCATAAGTTTTGAGTTTGATTTCTACAATTTCATAATTAAACTTTTCTTCTCTATAGATTTTGAGTCTCTCAAAGAGATGAAGGAGAGTATAATTCTTTCCGTTGTCTCTACTAATGTCATCAGCAATATCATATAAAGTTGCTATTGTTTTGTCTCTACCTTTTCTAAGTACCCTTCCAATGGATTGGAGATTACGGATTCTAGATTTTGAGGGGGAGGCAAAAACGACATTATGCAACCTTTTAATGTTAATGCCAGTGCTGAAAGTGCCATAACTAGCGACAATAATTGAATCATTTTCGTCTTCAACTAGTTTCCTAATTTGTTCACGATCATCAACATCAACTCCACCGTACACTAAATGTACATTTCTATCTGTATTATTATTTATCATCTCATACAAAGGTATGCCGTGACGTTCCACGTAATTAAACAGCACCAATGTATTTCCTTTTAAATCACAAACAAGATTGCGAATGAAATGATTACGTTGTTCGTGTTCTACAAGGTAATCCATTTCATCTTGATATCCATCAAAGATTTGTTCTTTATGCTTAAGTACAATTACATTAACTTTTAAATTAGCAACGTGTCCTTTTTTTATTAACTCAGATGTCTTAGTAACTTTTGAACATCTACCAAATACACCTTCCAATACTAATTGATTTGTTTCTGACCCATCTAATGTACCAGTAAATCCAATACGATATTTACAACCGTGTAACTTAGACATTAATCTGGTCAGTGATTTAGCTTTAAATAGATGAGCCTCATCACCAATCACAACATCAAACCTATCAAAAAACTTTCGTGGTTCCTTATATAAGGACTGCCAAGTTGATATAACTACATCATGGTCTGTATATTTTTCTTCACCAGCATAGATTTTATGACAGTGGTACTTAGTATTCCAACCATACTCTGTAAAATCTTTATACATTTGCTCGACAAGAGACGTAGTTGGTACTATAATAAGTACATTCCGTTTAACGTTTACATGAAACCGAACCAATGAATAAATCATTAGGGATTTCCCGCTTGCAGTTGGCGACAATAGGAGTCTTCTGTTGTATCTTAGGGACTCGTATATTGCTGCGTATTGGTAATCACGAACCTTCAGCCCCTTCGGCAAGCCCAGTGCTCGAACAAATTGCACCACCGATTCAGGAGTTACAAGATCGTTTTGTTCCTTCGGATGTCCAAAATATTGACTTTCCAAATACTCAACCCGATACCCTCGGTCCTTTGCCCAGTCAATTAGATAATCTATTAAACCGCAATAGATTTCCCCAGTAGCAGGTGAATATAATCTTACTTTACCATCCCAACCTTTGTATCTCCTCGTCTTCTGCATATACTTTGCAGAGGGGATATCAAAGGTAAAAAATTCTGCTGCCTCTTTGTGGAGATGAGGCTCTGCTTTTACTTTTAAATAAACTTCGTTCTTCTTCTGAATAACGAGATCTGCCATGATTTACATTCCACTTTGAAATCTCTCCCACTCAATAGCATTTTTAATTTGGTAGTTACGTCCATTGATTTGACGCAACACACCATCAAGAAAGAAGATCGTTTGTTCTATATAGTCAATCTTCAGTTGTAGCTTTCTCACTTCATCGTCTGCTGCAATGAACATTTTAATTTCATCGTTTGTAGTGAGTTTTAAATCAAACGGTGCTGTTTTGTATATACTTGTTGATGCTTTACCTTTATAATATATCCATTTATCTCTAACCATCATTCTCATTTCAGACTCTCTATCTTTTTTCATTAGAGAGAATGTATTAAAAAACTCCATATATCTCATATGGAGTTGAGGTATTCTTACAGATTCTTCACCATACTTATCAGGATCTATTTCACTATCCTTCTTCCACATTTCTTGTAGTTGTTCAAGATTCATATATCTAAACTCAATTGAACATTAGTAGTAAATTTATTATAAGTTGTACCGTTATTGTGGCAATAGGTATTGAATACTTTTTTCATATCATCATGAGAGAGACTGCAATGTTTTGCTGCTTGAGGTATGTTCCACTTAGCAGCAAATAACATTTTAATAGCATAAGAACGTTCTTTCAAATACCTTGGTCTTTAGTCTTCTCAAAAAATTCTTTCATTGATGATGATACATCAGGTGGATCTGGATAACCATAGTTATTCCTCTTCATCCATCTCTGTCTCAAGGCATTCATCATCCATGATTGAGCAAGACTCTTAGGACCATTTTCCAATAGTTCTAGTTCATACTTACTAGTAGTGTAAGCTTTCTGTTCCTCTCTCCAATTGGAATCATCCCATTCGGTGATCGGTTTTTTTCTTGGGTGATCTCCTTTTCTTAATCCCATTGGCTCTACCTCCCATACCACAATATGTATAGACCTTAGTACCCTAGCACAAATCTAAAAATTTTGCAACTACCAGTCTGGATACTCTCCTTCTACTGGTTCCTCATAGAACTCACCAAGTTCTATACCAGATAAATACTCAATTAAAAATTCTTCCATTACCTTCTAACTTGACTGTTCTTCTCTCTTACTTCATACAAGGTATATCTAAAAGTTGCTGTAGCAGTAAAGTAATCATTATCCGTACCAGTCACATCAAATGGTAGTGTAGATAAACTAACTGGAAATACACTTTGAAATACTACATCAAAATTAACTAAATTATTATTATTCAAAACTTGTAAAGTAGCATCAGACCATTTAGTATTTCTTTCTGAACTTCTACTATCAGATCTGTTTGATTCATTCCAATCTTTTCTTTCATTATAATCTGATGGTGTACCCAATGCTCTTATCCAATTATGAATCTCCATATAGTTTTTAAGATCTTCATCAACTATAAATTCTAAATTAAGATCACCGTAATTAATAGTATTACCACCCATAGGAATTGGTGCAAAACCAGCAGTGGGTATATCAATAGAACTCAAACTTAGTTCTGGAATTTCTGCTTTCTGACATAGAAAAGAAACCTTCCTTGCTTTATCCAATATGAAAATAAAACCTATTGGCGAAAGGAAATTCTTATTTGTTACTTGATCGTTATACCAGTTTGCCATTATAGCAGTACTTTTTAATTATTTATACCCACCGATTAACAACTAATTCAACAGCATTACTTGAATTAACTATCTGACTTTCTACTTCAAATCCTTCAGACTTAGCAACACTGGTAAGTAATTGTATACAATACAACTGTGTTATCTTTTCAAGGAATCTTTCTATTGGTATTTGATGAGACCAAGTTTGTCTATCAGTTATCAACTCATAGCATTGACTCTGTTTGTTCCACTTGAAACCCATGTCATCACCTATTGTGACTTCACACATTACTTTCTCGTGCTCATGTCCTATAGGATTTACTAACTGTCTATTAATATCAACTGGATAACCATCAAACATCAATGCCTGTATTAATGCTGGTTTGTTTGTGATCTTCGTTTTTATTTTGCTGAAGTGTGACATTGTAGTATTCTGGTTTGTATTCTCTAGAAATAACATTAACGTTATTTAGAGCTTTCTCAAATGGTAGTGTAACATCTAAACACTCATTCGATTCAACTCCTTGTACCTCTTCTATAACTGTACCATCCTGTTGGATGGTGAATTTAATTGTTTGTTGCTTAGGCATATACTTCTCCAATCTCCCAACAGTTAATACCTTCATCTCTAATTATATCCATAGCATACTCTGCACGATTAGCAGGTAACACTACACAATACCCTATACCAAGATTAAATACTCTCTTCATTTCATCCATATCCATATTACCTTGACGTTGGATTTCTAAAAAGATTTCAGGTACTGTCCAAGAACCATCCCAAATTCTTGCAGTCAATCCCTCTGGTATAATCCTATTTACATTCTCCTGTATACCACCACCTGTAATATGTGCCATACCATAAACATCTTCTATCTCTTCCAACAATCTTTTTACAACATCTACGTAGATTGTAGTAGGTGTAAGTAACTCAGGATGAGTGTAATAACCTAACTTAAGTCTACGTGCCAAGTAATTAACAATACTATATCCATTACTATGAAGTCCACTACTTGCTAATCCAATAA